GCCTATGATTCAAAAACTACTCGTAGACCTGAATTTGCAAATCAAATTGTAGACGATAAGTTTTACACAAATGATCGTGGTCAGTTGATAGCTGATAACACTTCAACTGCGGCTATTATCGCCAGCGCAGCAGTCAAACCAGCAGTTATTGGGGCTTTGGGAGGTTCTACTCTTTTAAGCAAGGATGCTTTTAAATCTAAAGCAGTTGGTACTGGAGCAAACGCTGTGGTCGGCGCTGTAGTCGCTGCAGCTCCAGGAGCTATCGGTTTAGGTATTGCTTCTACATTCGCTGGAGGAGCTTCTAGACCAGTTAAGCGTATAAGATCAGCAATAGCATTACACGTTCCAAATCAGTTACAAGTTAGATATTCATCAACATGGGGTGAAGAAGATACCACATCAGCTTTATTGGCTGTTGAAGGTATATCTAATGCTGGTGGTGTTATCGCAAAGTTGCTTGCTGGTGATATAGAAGGAGCCAAACAATCTGGAGCAGGAACTGTTTCAGGTTTAGCTAACATGGCACTGACAGGTGCTCCTGGCGCAGCTGCTGTATCTGCAAATACTGGTTTGGCAGCAAACCCTCGTAAGGAACAATTGTTCAAGGGTGTTGATTTCAGAACATTTCAATTTGAATATCAATTTTTTCCACGTGACGAAAAAGAATCTCGCAACGTTCAGGAAATCATTAAGATGTTTAAGTTTCATATGCACCCAGAGTTTGCTGATGTTAGTAAGTTCTTGTATGTTTATCCTTCCGAGTTTGATATTTCGTACTTTACTAATGGCACGGAAAATCCTCACATTCATAAACATACAAGTTGCGTCCTTACAGAAATGTCTGTAAACTATACACCAAACTCTATGTTTAATACTTTTGCGGATGGATCGCCAGTACAGATTAACGTACAGCTAACCTTTAAAGAACTTGGTCTACTTGACAAAGATAAAATTAACAAGGGACTATAATGTACTTTTCTAATTTCGATACTTTCCCCTATGATTTTGAAATCAACGGACAACGTAAAGTCCTAATGGTTTCAGACATAACAAAAAACGTTAGATTCCGCAAAGAAGTTTTATCGAATATTCTGTTGTATGATGAGTACGATATGAAAGACGGGGAGACCCCAGAGGTTGTTGCTGAAAAAGTATACGGTAATGCCCAATATCACTGGGTTATTATGTTAGTAAATGAACGTTTTGATTATATCGCAGATTACCCTATGACGTACGATGCTTTACTTAATTATGTAAAAGATACATATGGTGATGATAACGTTGATGCTCCACATCACTATGTTGACACTAATGGGTTTATTGTTGATCAATTTAAGGTTGGAGCCACCCCTGTTTCAAACCTACAACACGAAGAACGTATTAACGAATCAAAGCGTAGAATTAAAATTGTATCACCTAATTTAATTGGTTCCGTTTTAAAACAATTTTCTGATATCATCTAATGCAATCTACTGAAAGAAAGTTACGATTCGCTGGCGATGTCAGCGTAGATGTTGTTACCATAACAACCCCAAGCGGCTTGTTTTATGATGTAACACCTCAAATGATGGGCGTTCAAATTTTTGAAGATTTGTTTGCACCATTCATAACTGGTTCTATTATTATTAGAGATTCTGTTGACTTACTAAACGCATTCCCGTTTACTGGGCAAGAATATCTTGAGTTGAAAATATCGACGCCGCAAACAAAATCAGGAAGCATTGAGGGAAAATTCTACATCTATAAGATGTCTAACAGAGAAGTTGTTGGTGATAAGGTTGTTGTGTACGAGCTACATTTTATCACACAAGAAGCAATTGCTGATTTAAATAAAACAGTTAGTAGATCATTTGATGGTAAGGTGTCTGACCTTGCTAAAAACATTATCCAGGATAAAGACGTAGGTCTTCAAATCGTTAGAAAGATTAACATTGAAGAAACTAAAAACAAAATTAAGTACATCTCTAATTTCTGGTCGCCTGTTAGAAATTTAAAATATTTGTGTGATCACGCCCTCAATAAAAACGATAACCCAAACTACGTTTTCTTTGAAAATAGAGCTGGATTTAATTTTGTTTCATTAGATGCGTTATATGCCAACACTGACTTTGTAGAGCATTTTATTAAAGATAATTTTGTCCGAACTACAATTGGCGACATGGACTATAGAAACAACGATGAGGACTATCGTCGTATTAGATCAATATCAATTCCTGTTGTTTATGACTATATGAACAGCCTACAAACAGGTATGATTGGTTCTAAACAATACTCGTTTGATATTATTAGTAAGAATGTTGATATCAGAGAGTATGATATGTTTACATCATTTGCAGATCATAACGCATTGAATTTAAATCCACTGTTTTCTAAAAACACCATATTTAGACCAAACGCATTTCTTATCAACCGCCAACGTCACTGGGATAACTTTACGGATAAGGGCGATTCGTCTAATTCTAAGTTCCTACAAAAACGTATTTCATTATTGAAAGCAGCTGATTCATCTAAGATTCAAATTGTTGTTCCAGGAAGAACTCAATATACTGTTGGGCAAAAGGTTCTAGTTGAACTTTATAAGACCGCCACAGTTGATGCCCAAAATAAAGAAGATGCGCTTGATAGGTATCTATCTGGTGCGTATATAATTGGCGCCATCAACCATCTTATTGATAGAGATAAACACGAATGTACTATGGAATTGTTTAAAGATTCATTATTGATAGATTTAGACGGGAAAAACTAAATGTTGAAATTATATACTGGGTGTGTTGAGGATCGTCAAGACCCATTAAAGTTGGGTCGTTGTCGTGTCCGTATCGTAGGTTTACATACTGAAAGTAAAATTTCACTCCCAACTGAAGACTTACCATGGGCATATCCTATTATGCCAGTTACATCAGCTGGTACTTCTGGTATCGGCTCAGCTCCGCTTGGACCAGTTGAAGGTACTTGGGTTCTAATCACTTTTATGGACCCCGACGAGCAGATGCCAATGATGCTCGGTACTATGATTGGAGCATACCAAACACCTGAGTCGCTAGAAACTGGATTGTTTGCTTTAGATAAAGTTGACGCTGATGGTGCTGTTGATTTAACACCATCAAAAATTATTCCGCAAAACCCTGATGGNACTCCTGGCACACCTCCAGCTCAAGAACCAGCTGGAGCCGCTTCAACTGGCCAAACGTTTGGTAAGGTAGTTACTGATAATGGTCAAATTGTTGGACCACTGGCGAGATTGGTAGCTAAAGCTGAGTCTGGTGCAGAAGGATATAACGCATTCAACCGTGGTACTGCAAATGGTAAAATTATTCCAGCTGGCGGTAAACTTGAATTGACTAAAATGTCAATCAAGGAGATTATGGCTAAACAGTCATTACCTCCAGGTGATCCTAATCGTCTGTTTGCTGTCGGTAAGTATCAAACAATTCCAATCACATTGAAGTCTGCTTGTCAAGCACTTAATATTGACATCAACCAACCTTTCAGTGAGCAGACTCAGGATATTATATGTCAAGAATATCTTGTTGCTAAAAAACGTCCAGCTTTGGTAGCATATTACAAAAATCCAGACAAGAACAACGAAAAGTTGTTGATGGATGCTGGCAAATCTCTAGCTGCTGAATTTGCTTCTATTGAAGATCCATATAATCTTGGATATCCGTATGGTGGTCCAAATGGTTCATATTACAAGTCTGGAAATAAAGCAAAAACGACTTGGGCGCAGATTAAAACTACTCTACAATCAGAGTGGGATTTTAGAAATAATCCAAAAGCTCCACCACCAACTGCGTCAATTGCCGATAACGACAAGGTAGCAAAAGGTACTGACTTCTCTGGTGTTTCTAAACAAACACCAATTGACGATTCAGTAGCAACCCCAGCCAAGCCATCTGTTGCTGCGGCATCTTCGCCAACACCAGATCCAATTCCAGATGTACCTACAGTTCCAGATATTGGTGCAGTTGCTGGTGGTTCTATACCGTCAATTCCTGGTCTAGATTCTGGTTTAAGTGAGGCTCTTAGTGGTCTTAACAAAGACTTACTTGCTGGTATTGTTGCCGCCCAAACTTCAATCAAAGAACTTGTCAGCTCAATTGATCTTAGTGGACCACTTTCCGCTCTTGATGATTTAAAGAGTGGAGCTTCAGAATTACTTGGCGAATTTGGTAGCAGTCTATCTGAAGTGGCAAGCAATCTAGGTATTCCTAATGACAGTGGCACTGTTACTGAACTCGCCGCTAATCTTGGGTTGTATAACGCAAAACCAGAAGACGTTGTTAATGAATTGACTAAGGTAGCTGGTTCTTCTCAAGGTCAAGCCAAAGCGTTGTTGGCAAAACTTGAAAACGAGCCAACTAAACCAAACGTCGCCCCTGCAGGCGAAAAGAATCCAGATGGTTCTATCAGTAATGGTACTGGCGTTTCCAGATGGTTCTATCAGTAATGGTACTGGCGTTGATCCAGCAGTTGGATTCCAAGACCCAAATGGTAAGTATCCTCTCTATAAAAACGAGCCTGATACTAACAGACTAGCCACTGGTAACAACCTTGGACGTACTATCGTTCTTAAGAAGGAAGCTGCTCTAAAAACTGGCGTGCCTATTGCCAATGGTGGTACTTGGGATCAATCACCAAACCCATATAATGCTCAGTACCCATTTAACAAGGTTACTCAAACCGAGTCAGGGCACGTTCAAGAGTGGGACGATACTCCTGGTTCTGAACGTATCCACACTTATCATAAGTCGGGCACATTCTCTGAGATTGATGCTAACGGAACACAAGTAAACCGCATCGTTGGCGATGGGTTTCAGGTTATGGAACGTAATGGCTTTATTTACGTTCAAGGCGCATATTGTGTCACTGTTGATGGCGCAATGAACCTTCGCACAGATAACGTATTTAACTTAGAAGTATCTGGCGCTGCTAACATTAACATCTATAACAACGCTAACATTAACGTATCTGGTGATGCTAACTTAGCAGTTGGTTCTACGTTGAACGCCAAGGCAAGTAAGATCAATATGGAATCTACTGGCCAATTTAACATCAAAGCAGGAACTGGTCTAAATATTCAAGCTGGGGCGGATATCAACATCAAGACTGCCGCTTCTGTTAATACTGAAACTCAAGGTAATATCAACAACAAAACTGCTGGTGGTATTTTTAGCGAAGCTGATAACGACATTCATCAGAAGGCTGCTGGTGTTGTTAACGTTGACGCTGCTAACAAGTTGAATATCAGATCAGGAGATCAATTAAGCGTATCATCTGGTTCTGATATGAACGTTAAGTCTGGTGGTGTTGGTAACTTTGAATCAAGTGGTAAGTTTAGCGTTCAAGCTGGTGGTGACGTGGCTATTGATGGTGCTATCGTTGATATTCAAAATGGTAGCGCTTCTTCTGCTAGTGACGCTGATGAGGCTGAGGGAGCATTAACTGCTAAAGACGCTAACATTGCTGAGGTTGAACTTCCAGTTGAAACACGTGGTACTTCTGGCGTTGATCGCCTACCACCTCTAGCTGTTTCTACTCGTGGTTCTGAAGTTGGTTTAGATTCACCAGGAGCAGGCGACGTTGCTCCATATCGCGCAAAACGAGAATCCACAAATCAGTCTTCACAAACTGATAACTCATCAACTACTTATGAGAAACAATCTGAAACACCTAAGAATAGTTCATCTGATTCTCCTGGACCAGTTGCGGGTCTTGATCAGATTAACAACATGCCAGCTGAGCAGTATCAAGCAGGTCTAAAGTTGTCTAAACACTTTACACTTGGTGACCTAACTAAAGGTGGTGTTCGTATTCCTCGTGTAACATATGTTGATAAAAACGGCATTAAACATACACCACAACAAATTGTTGCTAACCTTAAGAACCTATGTACTAACGCACTTGATCCAATCCGCGAGAAGTTTGGGCCATTCACTATCACTTCTGGTTTCCGTCGACCACCATTTGGTGCTGCACCTGGAGACTTGGGCGTTGATAAGAACGGCAAACCAATTCTAGAAGGTGGCGATCACGTTGCTGGTTGTGCTGCTGATATTGTGTTCCCAGGAGGCAAGCAA